ACCGGTCTGCGGTCTATGGACCATGCACAGCCTGTGAGGTATTCTCCTGTTATCTTGTCCTTTGTTGGCACTGCGTGATGACAGTACCAGCATAGGGTGTTTTTCATTGACTTTGCCCCTCCCCCATACCACATAGGATATCATTGAGACGCTTACAAACCTCACAGCCATCATGATGTATCTCGTACTGACATTTCTGAAACACCTTAGCATATTCCCCATATGTCTGCCATAGATCAAGTGCATAAGCCCCATTGATGTATGCCCTGTATAGTTCCTGCTTTTCATCAAGCGCCTGTTTCTTGTCTATCTGCCCCGCTCTGAACTCTCGGTACACAATGCAAAGCGACTTGTATAAAAGCTGTTCTGCCTGTGTCAGCCCCTTTGGCAGTGGCAGAAGCTTTGCCGCCATTCTGTTCAGCTCGTCTGCCTTCTTTATGACATCAGCTTTTACCAGCATTATCATCACCGCCAAGATAGTGCATCAGCATATCAGCCGCCTGCTTCCAGCCGTAGCATATCGCCGCCAAATAGTTCTGCTTGCCAAGCTCCGCAAACCACCACATCTGATTATCTGAGGGCTTGCCATTCTCCGCTTTGAGTTCTATGAACAGCCCTTTGTTTCTTCCCCTTGCCACAGGCAGGAACAGATCAGGAACGCCTGACTTCACACCCATAAGCTTTAGCCTTTTGCCCTCTCTCGGGTCGCAATGACGTTCGTTCGGTATGTGAAAGAGCAGTTTCAGCTCAGGATAAGCCTTGCGAATGCTTGCCTGCTGCGTCCACTTGATAAGGGTCATTTGCTCTCTATCTTCATTTCTTGCCATATCATCACCCTTTCATTATCCTGTTGAGTATCTGACTTGCTTCAAACTTTGTCAGATTTTCTATGTCGATATCCGAATTGTTGAGATACTTCCTGCCTCGTCTGCGGATAAGGTTTTTCTGATTATCAGTAGCAGGTGCTTTGCCCCACTTGCGGCAAATATTCAAATCCCATATGTATTTGCTGTCCGCCTCACGTTCGCAAAGAAGAGTGTACGCCTCGTCAAGTGCCTGCTGCATAGGTATTTTCTGACCTTGCCATACTGCCATACCCAAAGCATCGGGTGCAGATATCCTCAGCGTTTTTCCCTTGCCAAGACTGCATTTCATATCGCCATCCGGCAGCTTAAACCAGTTCACGTCATGGGTATTATATTTCTGCTCCTGCGCCCACAAGTCAACGATACGAACATTCTTTATCCAGCTTTCAGGACAATCCGACATCATAGCAGCCTTTTCAGGAAGCTCAAATAGCATTCCCTCCATTTTGTCCTGACTCTTCTTTGGCAGCTCAGAAATGTCGATACCAAGAAGACTTGGAGCTGTTCTCAGGCTTGCCTTGCCTGTTACTCCTACGCAGTCGATGAGCGTTAGTTTGTCCTTGTCGGGGTGCAGTCTCAATCCTCTGCCTACCATTTGCGTATACAGTGCGTCAGACTGTGTGGGTCTTGCTATGATAACAGTTTCCACAAGGGGTATGTCAGTACCCTCAGTGAACACCATGCAATTCACAAGACAAGGTATCTCACGCTGAGTAAAACGGCGTATAATATCAGCCCTATCCTTAGTCTGACCTGTGACTACCTCAGCCCCCTCGATGCGTTTTGCTATCTCGTAGCATTGTTCTACCGATACCGCAAAGATAAGCGTTGCACCTTTGGCGTGTTCTCTATACGCTTGTGCTATAGCGTCCGCAGTGCCGTCCATTGCTTCTGCTAGCTCGCCTGGAGCGTAGTCGCCAAGCCGTGTATGTACCGCTGAAAGGTCATAGCCTATGTCAGCACGTTTGCAGAGGATATCACACAGATAACCATGTTCAATGCCCCAACGCAGGTCACGTTGAAATATGATATCATCAAACACATCATTCAGTCTGCATTTGTCAGCCCTGTTAGGCGTTGCCGTGAAACCCAACAGAAGACGTGGTGTGAAGTGATCTATGACAGTTTTATAGCTGTTTGCCGCCGCATGGTGAGCCTCGTCCACTATGATGATATCAAAATCATTAGGTGAAAACCTGTCAAGCCTATGTGTCATGGTCTGGATACTTGCAGAAACCACTTCTTCACTGCCGTCGGTATGGTACTTTGACATCTCTATGCCTTTTGTGCAGTCGAAGTATTTCAAAGGCTGATTTACAAGTTCCTCTCTGTGCGACAGAATAAGCATACGTCCATGACGTGGTATATTTGCAAAGGTCACTGTCTTGCCAAGACCTGTCGCCATTTGCACAAGATGTTTTCCATGCCCTGCCTGCGCTATTTTATCTATACACTCCTGCTGATAGTCACGGAGCTTTATTTTTGCTCTCATACATCTCCGCCTTTCTGTATGCCCTGCGAAAGCACATTGTCAACTATCCTCATGACAACTTTCATATCATCATAGCAAAGCGTGACCGCTGTAGTGTTTTCAGTAAGTATCTTCACTATCTTGCCTGATACTTTCATCATTTCCGCAAGCTTGTAAGGCGGTATGTACTGAAAACCGTTCTCCTCAGCTTGCTTTATCTCATCTTTCATATTCATTTGTGTTTACCTCCTTATGTGGGACGTGGGGGACAGTGTGGGACAAACGTCCCACACGAAAACCATGCGTATTTACGCACTTTTCGGGGTGTTGTGGGACTGTGGGACAAATTCGCACATTTTCCTATATAGGAAAACACACATATATTTTAACAATGTGTGAACAAAACCGTGATTCTATATCACCTATTTAAAACAGGTATATATAGGGGGAAAATGTCCCACAGTCCCACACTATGCAGAAAACCACGCATTTACGTTGTTTTCCTCGTGGGACTTATGTCTCACAAAATGCCGAAATCCGATAAGTCCGTCCCACGCATTTCTTCTTCGGTGTAATAGTCCGGTGTTTCATCTGGCAATCTCAGTACAACGCACTCAACGTTCACGCCACCGATACGCTTGCCACGAGTATTGTTGCGCCCTCTCACAAGTATCTTGCCGTTAGATTTTAACCAGCTAAGTAATGCCCTTGTGTCGAAGCCCTGTTTTGAAGCCGCTTCGTCGAATTTTGAACGTATGATATACGCAAAATCGCCCTGGATAAGTCCAAACACTTCGCCGTTATTGTCTTCACCTGTCGCAAAGCGTTTGCTGTTTGACGCCACCCAATCGCACATATACTGATACCCTCGTTCACCTGCTGATACCGATTTTTTGGTCTGCAAATACGGTGAGATATCGTCAATTGTTAGTGGCTCGTTCGTTTTGAACACGGACGCTTCTGCAATCATATCAGCCGTGAGTATCATTGCCGCTGCCATTGCCTGCTTTTCTGTTGTATCCGACTTGCAGAGCTTGGCGAAATAATCGTTATAGACCTCTTGTGCCATTGTCAAGGCTTTTTGTGAGGACAGCTTTGCAACGAACTCTCGCCCTGCAAAGCCATAGTTTTGTTTTATCACTGCCGATACTGCCATGCCGTCTGCTATCACGACATTGTTTGATGTACATTCAATGTCGATAACTCTGTTTACCGCTCCTGCGCCTGCTGAACCGCCCACTATGGGGCTTTCACCTGTGGTAAGGATAGTGTTTCGCCATGTCGGTGTACGCTCTATTCCGCCTGTTTTTGTGCCCCTAGAACGTCCAACGCCCTGTGCAAGCTGATAAACGTCAAATCGGCTTCTGCCATGACTATCTTTGCTGAGCTGGAGTTCGTCAATGAGAAACGGCAGGCTGTTGAGAAACGCTGCTGTTCGCTCGTGGCCGACAACTGTGCTGTTGAACGTCTGAATGTATTCACCCATTTCAGGGGTTCCCCAAACAGAAGCCGCAAGCATTAAAGCAACTGTCTTGCCTGTGCCTGAATCAACGCCCCATAGGTGGACGAAGAACGGCAGACCGCCAAGCGGCTGAATAAGTGCGCTTGCAAAACTCGCCGCAAGGAATATCTTTGCGGTCACGCTTTTCCTGCGGCAATCTATAGCGACTTTTTTCCATTTCTCATAACTGCCATGACTTTTTATAGAACTAAAAATGGTGGAATAATTCTGCTCACCGTCAAAGGTCAGTCCCTCGACGTATGGCGAAAAGCCTGCGCCGTTTATGTAGCCAAGCCTGCCCACTGACCTTTTCAGCGGCAGAGAATTGCGGTTAAGGCTCTCAATCTCTTGAAAGTACGAAACAAGCTCTTTGGCGGTCTCAGAAGACACATCAACACCGCATTTGACTAGCTGTGAAATGTTTCGGCTGTTATATAGTATCTCTTTGGATACGACTTTCTCCTGCCATTCTCCTCGAGTGCGGTAAGCTATGTTGAGCTTTTCCTCACCCGTGTCAATGTTCTGCAAGCACTCAAAGGGAATGATCGGGTGGTGGCAGATAACGTGATAGTTGCCGCTTTCGTCAATAAGATACACACCGCCGTCATCAACGTTGTACTTGCCAGCGTCAAGCTGCATATACGGACCTGAGAATGCAGTGGGGTTATTGATGATAATGTTCGCCCCACGCTGCATTTCACGCATTTTGACATAGTTCTTATACAGACCTTTGAATGTCTTCACGCCCACCTCTGCCGCCTGCTGAGCCATTTGCTCGATTTTCAGATTGTGCATAAAAGGGTCATTTTTGTAATCGTATATCGCTTCGTATGGCTTTTCTGTATAGAGAAAATCGTCTTTTGTATACTTTACAGCAACGGCGTTTTTCACCGCTTCCGCATCGCCCATGTCGATATCAAAATGCTTTTCCTCGTTCGCATCAACGTCAATGATATCGTCAGAATGGCGTTCCCTCATCATTCAACACCTCCTCAAAGTCGGAAAGGTCACCGCCTAGCTCTTGCGGGGGTGCTGCTTCTGCGGTAGGCTGTACAAAAACTGCTTCGCACACAAGATGTACGTCAACTTTTTCTTTACCGTCTTTGCTGGTATATGGCTTTTTCTCCACCTTGCCCACACAAAACACAACGTCAAACTTTTTCAACGCCTTTGTGGCTCTTGCTACAGAGTGCCAGCACTGGCAGTTCACCCATACGGCTTCACCACGCTCGCCTTGCACCTTTGACTGACGTTCGCCCACTTTTACCGCAAACTTGGTGAGCGACGAGTTGTTGCCGCCCACCTGTTTGTATTCTGCGTCCTTTGCAAGGAAGCCACTGATGATAACAGAGCCGTCAGGTAATTTTGCTCGCATTAAAGCACCTGCTCTTTCTCTGTCTGGAGCTGGTCTATTTCGGCTGAGATATCTGTAGATATCTTCTCATACTCAAACCACTCAGAAACCTTTGTGTTCTTATCTTTGAGCGAATTGAAAATACCGATATAGTCTGTAAGATCTTCGGCTGTCATGGTGTCAAGACCTCTGCCAAGACGTTTCTCTATCATTTCCTGCGTAACGCCCAGCTTCTCGAACTCCACCACCATTTTTCTTACACGGTCCGTAAGAGGGATATTATTTTTGCCGGCAAGAGTCTTTCTGCATTCTGCCACCGCCTCTTCCACAAAGTCCGCAGGAAGTACCGCAAGTATCCTTGCTCTGAGCCTGCGGCCCGCCATATTGGCATTGTTCTCATAGATATCACGCAGGCTTGTGAGGGCTTTTATCTTGCCTTTTACTTCTTTTGCGTGCGGATTTGTGAAATTCTGCACCGACATTGTGTTCGTCTCCAAGTCCCAAGCATACGCCTGCATTTCTGACTTGCCGTTGTCCTGAGAAAGCTCCTTGATACCGAAGTCGATATTGCCCCAGCACCTTGCAAGTTCTTCGGCAAGTCTGATAGTTGGTCCTGACACAGTTTCTCCGCCTCTTGGATAGCTGTAAAATGCCTTGTTTGCAAGCCCTGTACGCTGACAAGCCTTTTTCATATTGGCAAAAGCCTGTATCTCGTTGCGTGGAAATCTCTTTGCGATAACAAGCTTGCCCTGTGCTTCTGCAATGGCTCTGCTTGCTTCGATTGCTACAGTACCCTGATTGATGTTGTCAAGAGGCATAGTGCTGTTCTGCGGTACTTCCGGTGTTACTGTTACTGCATTTGTTATTTCGTCCATTGTTTTGTCCTCCTATTCGTATTCTCTAGCCAGCCAACCAGGCAAACTTATGACGTTCAAGTCACCGTTTCTGCCGTTGTAGCTGTACCAGTTACCTGTTTTAAGACACTCTTTGAGAGTGTAAAGATAGTCGTTAAGGTCTTTTGTGCCTTTCTGTATGATAAAATTGTCGGCTTCAAGGACGTTGCAGGCATAAGGCGGTGATTTTTCAACAGCGATAAAAACAAATCTATGCTGTTTGCCTTCCACCTCTGACACACCCTGCGTGTACATCGCCGCCTGCAAGTCATAACCATATTTAATACAACTGTGCATAAAGCTGTCTGTATCGGCATTTTCTGTGGTTTTTAGGTCTACTATGACAGACGTTGACCTTAGATCCGTTCGGCAGTCGGGGCGGCATTTGAGTTTAAGCCCCGTGAGCTTGTCCGTCCAGAAGTATGATTTTTCATGTTCACCGCCGTTTAGCAAAGCGGCAGCATACTTGTTTGACATCACACTTTCAGCCATTACCTGTATCTGTGCAAAAGCGTCCTCGCTTATGGGTATCTTACCGCTTGCCTCTATCTGAGCCGCAAGTGCCTTGCCCTCTTTGGTACGCCTGTCAAGCTTCGGAGCGACTATGTACTCACTGTCGAATTTGTCCTTTTCAAGAACATAAGCGTGAAAGGCTGTGCCGAAAGCAAGCGCAGGGGTCTCTACTTCGGGATTTTCAAGGGCGTACTTGAAGTGTGCAGGCGACTTTGACAGCTTGAAAAGCTGTGAGCGGCTGAACGCTTCGTCATTGCGATAATCTTCCGCAGACATTTGTTTTTTCATTCGTCATAGTCCTCCTCTTTATATTCAGCTCCTGCCAGCGTGGCAAGTTCATAGACTGAAATATCGTCGTCCTGATTGATTTCTTCAATCAGAATTTCACGAAAACAGTCTTTGCAAAAATCCTTGCCCTCGTAGCAGAAAACATTTTCGCTCGCAAGGTCTAGTTCGCCTCTGCATTTGTCGCAAACGACCACAATGTAGTTGTGGTCTCTGCCGCAACATCTGCAGCCGTCAGGACAGCCGACACAATCATTAGCCGTGTAACGCATTTAAACTGCCCCCTTATAGCTGAAAAATGCGATATTTTTGTACATGAAATACGATTCGGTTCCGTTTTCAAACACCTCAGCTCCGACCTCTTTCGCTACGGCATGAATGTCAGGTGGAAATATCTGAACACCCGATATTGCTCCGTCAAACGTCCACACGTCGCCTATCATCATGGGGTAAACGCCTTCGGTAACAGTCCCATACTTTTGCGTTTTTTTCATTTTCTGCTCCATTAATGCCATGTCAACCATGATATTAAGTCTTTCTATCAGAGTCATTTGCTGTCACCACCTCTCAGCCTCTCGATATTTTTCTTTAAAGCTACGATATATCCCGTCAAATACTCGTTCGGATAATCATTAAGGGCTATTTCTGATATTGCCTCTAGCTCCTCTTGACAGATATCCAGCAGTGTGCTATCATCAAACTGTAATATTGAACAGGTATCATCTGATACCTCCGAGCTTGTGCCTGTTGCCGCAGATGCAAGCTCATTTTTTATGTATTTGGTTAGATATACACCACACAAAAAGGCCTTGTGTCTAAGCGGACAGTCTTCACAAGTTTTGAATTCGCTATTGCAAACCTCCACCGCCTTTTCAAACTCCTCTTTCGTTATCATCGTCATTCTCCTTTCCAATAGGTCTTACGCTCATATACTGCTTGCCGTCATAGTCCATCTTCTTAACAGGTTCAATCCCTTTCTCACGGAGCGACCTTGCGGCATCGCCCAGCCCTCTGTCGAAATCCTCATAGGTCTTGTAGAATGCACATCTGCGGCAGTAGTCCTTTGTTGGCGTTACTGTCAGCACACCGCATTCGTCCGGCTTGACAATTGAATGGAACACGCAAAGGCTTACCGCTCCGCTGCCGTTATCAAGGGGCTTGTCCCTCTTAAATACCTCTCTCATCACTATCATCGTTTTCGTCCTCCTCGTTTTCAAAACGTTTCTCCCAGTGCCTATCCACCACGCTCAGCACAAGATACATCACTACATCTATCCCTGCAAGCACCGCTATTGTTATCAGCAGTATTCCTACAATGCTCATTACCACTTTCCTTTCATTTCAACTTCCACCTTGACTACAGGTCTGCCTGCTTCTCTCACTGCACGCTTAATGCTCTCCTCTGCTTCCTTGTAGGCAGTTTCTTTTACGCTTGCATACCACCTGTACGCTACATACATTGCAAGCACCACCAAAAGCGCTACCGCTGCGGCACATCTGATTATCTCTAACACGGCTATCATTTTCTCACGTCCTTTCCGTAAAGCGTGCGGAGTTTTTTAAGCCTTTTCTCGAAGTTGTCGATATCAATGCCCCACACCTCGTAGGCTATCTCGGTATTGACCGAGTGCGGCAGCCATGACTTCACACCGCGCTTTGCCATTTCTTCCTTAACCGCTTTCTTGATCTTGATAGTCTGCGTTTCACCTGTGCTGAACAGCTCCTTGATATCCGCATTGGTTATTTCGGGCTTTTCATAGTACAGCCGCACTGCCATTTCAATGTCAGGTGACCTCATTTATCTCACCTCCTCGATAGTCAAAACATTCTCATGGGGACTAATAACACTTGCCTTTGTCAGAGCCTCGTACTGACTCTTTGCTGCTACTGTGAACACCCTTTTATCATGATACTGGTCTACTGTTGTTACTTTGTACAGTTTCATTGCTTTGTCCCTCCTCATTGTGTTTTCTGTCATTTCTGCTTCCAGCGAACATATCCTGCAAACATTGCTAGTTATCATGAGAGACAACGGAACTGTGTTATCAAGCCCTATTAGCATACATATACCGAATGCAAGCGGACTTGCTAGGCACAACGCAATACCGAGATAGTACGCTATTTTTTTCAAATTCAACGTTTGCCCTCCTCATATTGTGACCTTGTTACAATCAGCTCTCCGTCAAGAGTCCAATACTGAATGACCTCTCTACAGGGGTCATTTTCTGTTCCTGCACCTTTCAAGGCTCTTGTTACGATCACCTGTTCAACTCTGGCATTGTCACACCCTCTTGGAATAGCAATAATTTTCTGTTCCACTTTCTCACACCTCTCATTTTCTGTCCGTTCAAACGGACTGTTAGCTGTTGACATCACTTGAATGAAGTAGTATAATCTACTCAACAAAGGTTTCAAGGCTTACGCCGAAGTAATCGGCAAGTATCTTAAGCTTGTCTACCTTTGGCTTAGAGCGACCATTTTTCCAATCGCTAAGTGTTGTCTGAGGTATTCCTGTATCAAGCGATACACGATAAGATGTAAGACCTCGTTCGTCCATAAGCTTTTTAAAAGCATCATACATATATAGTTTACACCTCCTTAACATTATGTTATTTAAAATACTTCGGTTTTGCGGTATAATAAGAATATCAAAAGTAAATATGTTTACTACGCCGCTTATACTCAGATTTTTCGTTGCTTGGTAAATCTTTAGTATGTGCTTAGTATACATCAATATTTCCTGATTGTCAAGAGAAAATACTAAACTTTTCTTTAGTAATGTAATCTTTGTGAAAGGTGTATAATTTATGTACGAAAAATTTAGCAAATTGCTACATGATTACGGTGTTTCAGCCTATAAAGTATCAAAAGAAACAGGAATAAGTCAAACCACATTCAGTGATTGGAAAAAGGGAAAGAGCCAACCGAAAGTCGATAAGCTTCAAAAAATCGCTGACTATTTCCACGTTCCACTTGACTATTTCACAGAAGATAATATCAAGGTCGAAGCACACAACGAGCCTATCTATCTTGATGACGAAACAAGAGATATAATAGATGAGCTGAGAACACGACCAGAAATGAAGATCCTCTTTAGTGTGTCAAAGAACGTCACTAAAGAGGATATAGAAGCTACAGTTGAGATTTTAAAGCGTATGCAAAAGGATAGTGAATAGATTGGATTATTGCATTAGATACGTTCCTTTGCCCATAACGGTAAAGGGTGTGACAGCAATGGATTCTGACGGATTTTATAATATATACATAAACTCTAGGCTATCCTATGAGGAACAAAAAAAGACTATAGCTCACGAAATGGAGCATATAGTCCGTGGCGATTTTTTCAGTTTTGCCTCTCTTGAAGAGGTTGAGAGAATGTAGAGGGGGTATTCAGTATGGGGTATATTATCGGAGCAGTAGTGATATTACTGATAGTAGGATTAGTCATAAAGTTTTGGTTTATAATTTTGCCGATCATAGCCGCAGTGATAGCAGCGTTTTGCATATATAAGTATCAGCATAAGAAAAAAGAACGCAATAAGCAGATGACTTGGCAGGACGTTGAGAAACGAACCAATACAAGAAGAAACACTGTTAGTATAGATACATATGATACAGACAACTTTGAAGAGCCTCAGCTCGGCTCACAGAGCGTTAATGTTCCAAATAGATATGTTGTCATCGACCTTGAAACAACAGGGCTAAACCCACAGTATGACTTTATCACAGAATTTGGAGCGGTGCTTGTTGAAAACTCTGAGATAGTTGACACATTTGAGCAGTTTGTTAAGCCGAAGAAAAGAATACCAGAAGAAGTTGAAGATCTCACAGGGATAACAAATGAAATGGTGTCGGACGCTCCAAGTATAAATATTGTGCTTCCAAAGTTCTTGAAATTTATCGGAAACGATATACTTGTAGGACATAACATTGATTTTGACAGCCAATTTATTTCAGCAGCTTGTCAGCGTTTTAATCTGCCATACAAGAACAAAGTATGTGACACGCTGGAGCTTTCTCAACAGGTGTTTCCGAAACTTGAAAATCACAAGCTGAGTACATTATGCCGGAAGCTTAATGTCACCAATGACTCTGCCCACCGTGCATTGTCTGATGTGTTGGCAACTCAGCAGGTATTTGAAAAGCTAAGCGAGAAAGCGATGCCAAGGATACATAATCATGCAAAATTCACGTTGAAAAAGAACAGCTATAACGTTCGCTACTCAGCAAAGACCAAAGCCATACGAGAACTACAGGAAATGCTGTTGGATATTACTGACGACAATATCCTTACTGACGAAGAAGTTATGGAGCTGAAAGATTGGCTTGATTGCAACGAGGAGTTCTGCAACATTTATCCGTTCGATAAACTGAAAAGGATAATAGAAAGTGCTTTGGAAGACGGCATACTTGAACAGCATGAGCTTGATGAAATGCTGGAGGTTTTCAGCGAACTTTGCAAGCCTAAGTTTGACAAAGACGTTTCATCAGAGGAGCTTATTAACCTTGACGGCAAAGTGCTTGTTTTCACAGGTGAGTGCCAGCTCGGAGATACAAGTGAGATAACGCCGATATATGAAGCAATGGGTGCAATTATCAGAACGTCCGTAAGCGGCAAGACTGACTATCTTGTAGTAGGAGCTTACGGCAGTCCTGATTGGTCATATGGCAATTACGGCTCTGAGGTACTCAAAGCAAGAGAGCTTCAAGAAGCAGGCAAGAAAGTCAAGATAATAAACGAAGCAAACTTTTTGCCTATCATATACAGCGAAGCAACTACATAATAAAAAAAGTCCTCCGAGCGTTGACAGCACTCAGAGGACAGGTGAGCTGATATTGACAGTATCAGCTCAGAACGAACAAAACCCAATCACCACAAAAGGGCTTATTCTGCCCTTTTATTATACTGCATATTATTAAATATGTCAAGAAAATAGGAGGAATATTTATGCCGATCTACAAAATGACGGACAAGAACGGAAAGAACATCAGAAAAGACGGTCTGCAAAAATATCGTGTGCGTGTCAATTATACGGACAGTTTCGGAAAGCCTCATCAGATAGACCGTGTGGCGTTTGGCGCAGAGGCGGCTAAGCAGCTTGAAATCCAGCTTACACAAAAGCTCAATACTAAAGAGATAGCTCCAAAAATGACTATCGGACAGCTATTCACGGAGTACATCACCGCCAAGTGTTCAGAGGTCCGTGAAACATCACTGGACAAGTCCCTAAGAATACTGAAAAAGAACGTCCTGCCCACCTTTGAAAGCGTGAGGATAGATAATCTGAACGTACCAATGGTTCAGAAGTGGAAACAGGAGCTGTCAGAGCAGGGATTGGCTATCGTCACTCGAAAGAACATTTATGGCGAATTTCGTGCAATGATGAACTATGCTGTGAAAATGGAATACATTCCGAAAAACCCCGTTATAACCGCAGGCAACTTCAAAGCGCCCCTTGAAGCCAAGAAAGAAATGCTTTTCTACACGCCTGACGAGTTCAAGAAATACATATCGGCAGCTAAGAATTACGCTCAGGAAGCAGAGGACGGCGGCTCAATGTACGAATGGAACTACTATGTATTTTTCAACATAGCATTTTACATGGGTATGCGAAAAGGCGAGATATACGCTCTGCAATGGACGGATATAAAAGACAGCTACATATCTATCACCAAGAGCATTGCTCAGAAGCTCAAAGGCGGTGATCGTATCACGCCGCCAAAGAACAAGCCAAGCATACGTACGATACAGATACCAGAGCCGTTAAGAGCAGTGCTGTCAGAACATTACGAATGCTGTAAGAAAGCAGTGCCAAAGTTCAGCGATGATATGTACATCTGCGGCGGTGAGCGTCCTATCCGTGACACGTCCCTTGAAAAGACAAATAAGAAGTTTGCAGACTTGGCAGGTGTCAAACGTATCCGTATTCATGACTTCCGTCACAGCCACGCTTCCCTGCTCGCCAATGAGGGCATAAACATTCAGGAGATAGCACGGCGTTTAGGTCACTCCAACATATCAATGACATGGAACACCTACTCGCACCTCTACCCACGAGAGGAAGAACGTGCGGTGAAGATATTGAATGAGATCGTCTGATTTGACGTACACGAATTGTACACGATAAAGCTGAATTGTAAATATATGCTTGCGAAATATGGAACAAGAAAGGCGGTTTAAATGACGTAAAAGCGTGGTTTGCGAGTAGTTTTATAAAGCAGTAAAAAGCGGTGTGAAGTGGTATAATTTATCCCTCCTTCTCCGCCAAAAAGTCTCGTAAACACGTTGTTTGCGAGACTTTTTATTTTCTAAAGATATGACACGCAGAAAAACTTAATCAAGCAAAAAAAATCGGACAGCCCGAAGACTGTCCGATTGAATGTTTTTGTGATTATTCTATGGTCGTGATGTCGCTTCCGAACCAAGTTGTTGATATCTCAGCGAGCTTGCCGTCCTGCTTCATTTCGTGAAGGATCTCCTCGATCTTGTCGCAAAGTGCCTGATCGCCAAGTCTGAAGCCGATAGCGTACTCCTCTGGGTCAAGGCCGTCAGGAAGCACCTTGTAATCCTTGCCTGATGTGGATATCTCGTAGTTTGCAACTACTGAGTCAAGGAACGCTGCGTCTACCATGTTAAGCTCCAGCTGCTGGAGGGCTTCAACATTTGTTGCAAGCTCTGTTGTTGTCGCACCATTTGCTACAACGTCAGATGCAAGAAGTGTTTCCTGTGCTGTTGAGCCGTTCTGTACGGCAATGTTCTTGCCTGCAAGATCAGCCTGTGAAGCAACGTCGCTTGAGCCGTTTACAACGAACACCATTTCATTCTTCATGTAAGGCTCGCTCATGAGCATTACTTTCTTTCTCTCATCGCTGACAGAAAGGCCGTTCCAGATACAATCTATTGTGCCGGCATTAAGGTCCTGCTCCTTTGTATCCCAGTTTACAGAGTAAGTTTCAAGCTCTACACCAAGTCTTGAGCAAACTTCCTTTGCAACGTCGATATCAAAGCCTACAATGTTGTCGTTCTCGTCTGTGTAGCCCATTGGCTTGAATGTTGGGTCAAGACCAAGCACAAGCTTGCCTGAATCAAGAACTTTCTGAAGTGAGTTATCCTCACCTGTTGCAGCGGCTGTGCTGTTTGTGCCTGCTACTGATGAAGAATCAGATGTGCTTCCGCAGCCTACAGCCAAAAGCATCATGGCAGCAGCGGAAAGTGATGCGATAGTCTTAAAAATAGATCTTTTCATTATTAACTTCCTTTCGGGTATCGTCAAAATACCATTTCATACGTTTTAACACTTTAATATAATAACATATTATAACGTCACTGTCAATTATCATTATTGCCCAAACCTTTGCAGGCTGTGGGTGCTTTTTCATAGAAAATGACCGCAGATAGGCGAAAATCAGCACTTTCCAAGCTTTTTCGCTCTTTCCATAAATCTTGCATACTTGCCTATTACCGCTTCTCCCTGTGTGATACCTGCATTTTTCAGTATCTCCAAAGGCTTTTCGGGATAGTCGGCTGTATATTCAAGCTCCAACTCATAGTCTGTCAAGCCTAGATATTCGCTTTTGTCAAGGCATATCTCAACATGGTCGAAATCGGTGCAGAGCCTGCGCTGAGTATGCAAAGAGCCTGCAAGGTCAGCGGCAGGGAAATCTCTCCCCACAAGCTGTGAAAGCTCCTGTGCGGTGAGCTTTTCAGGCAGGCTGTCAAGCTGTTTCTCAAATTCTTTTTTCACATGAAGCGCACCGTTTTCAGATATAGGCGCTTTAAGCTGCAAAAAATACCTATCCCCTATTTGTCTTACCCTGATACTTGTCATGCCCGTATCCTGCTGTGGAATATAATAAAAATTGGTCTGCTCGATTATTTTCTTCCACTGAAAAAGCTTTTCAGCGGTCTTGTACTGCTCCTGTGTGAGAGAAATTTTTATCTCACGCTCTATATTTTCGCTCATGATATCCTCCTGCTTTAATACTTTAGGCAACACCGCACAAAGCCCGCCTGACGGCTTTGCACGCCATCTGCTTGCAGATTTTCCGTCATATTACACAAAAATCCCTTGACATACGACAGTATGCCTGCGGAATTTTTATGCAATCTGACAAAAAATCTGACTACGCATCTGACGCACAATCTTTGTGCGGTATTGCCTTTATTTTATTATAACAATACCACAATATAATGTCAACATGAATATGGTTGACAAATTCCCATAAAAATAGTAGAATTTAAATATATGATTTTAAGGAGAGTTTGAGATGTCAAGAATATTGACGCCACAGCAGAAGATAGAGCGGAGCATCGTGACTGATTTTCGCAGAGATATATGGAACAAGTTCGTAATGGGATATGAGCGTTACGATATGATAAAGCCGGGCGACAAGATAGCGGTGTGCATATCAGGCGGCAAGGACTCAATGCTCCTTGCTAAGTGTATGCAGCATTTGCAGAAATATCAGGGCATGGATATCGGGCTGGAGTTTATTGTGATGAACCCCGGCTACAGCGACGCAAACAGGCAGAGGATAATCGACAATGCGGCGCTTATGGGAATACCCATAAAGATGTTTGAAACAAAGGTCTTTGACATTGCATACAACACAAAACGCAACCCATGCTATCTTTGTGCAAGAATGAGACGTGGCTGGCTTTACAAATTTGCGCAGGACCTTGGATGCAACAAGATAGCTTTGGGACATCATTTTGATGATGTTATAGAAACCATACTCATGAGCATGGTATACGGAGGACAGATTCAGACTATGATGCCGAAGCTACACTCGAGGAACTACGCAGGCATGGAGCTTATCAGACCCCTGTACATGGTGAAAGAGGCGGATATTATCCGCTGGGTTGAGCAGAACGATCTGCATTTTATCCGCTGTGCCTGCCGTTTCACTGAGAGCTACGAGGGGTCAGAAAAAAAGGGTGAGGTATCAAAGCGGCAGGAAATGAAGGAGCTTATAGCAAAGTTTCGTGCCACCAACCCCAACATTGAAAACAATATTTTCAAGAGCGTTTATAACGTCAATCTGCGCACTGTGATACAATACGAATACAAGGGCAAGAAGTACAATTTTATGGACACATATGATGATTACGACCCAAGTGTTCAGGCAGATGACGATGATGATGAGGGAATAGAGTAAAAAAGTTGTAAAAAGGGCTTGACAAAGCGGCAGAGATAGTGTATAATATATTACTGTAATTGGTTTGCTGCTATGGCTCAGTAGGTAGAGCACGTCCTTGGTAAGGACGAGGTCACCGGTTCAAGCCCGGTTAGCAGCTCCAGCAGGTGCTTGCACCTGCACCCAAATCCGCTATCATTTATGGTAGCGGATTTTTTTGTCACCGCCCATGGGTACGATACCCTACACACAAAAAAGGCGCTGTAAAAAAACGCGCAATAAAAAAAGACTGCAACCACCCTTA